TGTGGCATGCCACGTTTTTGAAAACAAAAGTGTGGCAACTTTTTTGGGCATCTACCTGCGGTTCTTTCATTTTTGCCACGGTTTCACACTTTTTTTCTTTATTTAATGCGAAAGAAAGTTAAAAAATATATATAGATAAGGAAAAATTTTTGTGAAAACGTGGCAACCGTAAAAATTATATTTTTCGCAACAGAAAGGAGATCTTCGTGACAGAACGTTTATGGCGTCAACTCTTCTCCCGAAAACTTGCAACTCTGATGGAGGAGAGGAGGGTGTCAATAAATCTGTTGACTTTTCAAAGCGGTGTTAGTCGAGCGACTCTTTATAGATATTTGCAAGGGATTGATACCCCATCTGTTCGCAACGTTCTTAGGGTGTGCTATGCGTTGGGCATAGACGTGGCGGAACTTATAGATTTTGGCGAACCTATCGATAGTCAGGCTTATTTAGACGATCATGCAGGCGATTTATACGGTATTTTACCCCCGGATTAGATCTAAATTTCCAGTATACTGGAAAACCTTCATTTTGGGATATTTGGCTATAACAAAATCGCAGGTCAAAGGCCGAACGCAGAAAAAACATGGTCCTTTATGAGGAGAAATAGGAAATCTGTCAAGATTTTTTCTAATTCCATGCTTTTTTGGCGATGCTGCAATGAAAGGAGGTCGAGACATATGAGCAAATTGGAAAGGGATTTTCAAGCTAAGCTTATCAAGGAGATCAAAGATCGGTTTCCAGGATGTGTTGTGATGAAAAATGATCCCAATTATATTCAGGGAATACCGGATCTAACGGTTTTGTACGGAAAGCATTGGGCTGCTCTTGAGACGAAGCGGTCCTTGAATGCGAAACACCGTCCGAATCAAGATCATTACGTAAATAAGCTTGACTCGATGTCGTTTTCAAGATTCATATGTCCAGAGAACAAAGAGGAGGTGCTTAGTGAACTTCAATCAACATTCGGATCTTGAGGGAAAGCATGCCTTTTTAGGCGCAAGCAAGTACCATTGGCTCCGATACGATGAAGAGCATTTGGTGGAGATGTATAATAGATATTTCGCAAAGGAGTACGGAACTCGACTCCATGCCTTTGCGGCAGAGTGCATCGAACTAAAGCAGAAGCTTCCCTCATCTAAGAAGACTTTGAATTCATATGTGAACGATGCAATTAAGTATCGTATGACTCCGGAGCAGATTCTGTACTATTCTCCTAATTGTTTTGGTACGGCGGATTCCATCTCTTTTCGAAAGAATTTTCTTAGGATCCATGATTTAAAAACGGGTGTCACTCCGACTCATATGGAACAAGTCATGATCTATGCAGCGTTGTTTTGTTTGGAGTATAAGGTTAAACCTAGGGATATTGAGATGGAACTTCGTATCTATCAGAACGATTCTGTGGATATTTACAATCCGGAAGATTCGGAAATTCAAGACATCATGAAAAAGATTGTAGATTTCGATAAGATCTTGAACCGTGTCAAACTTGTCGGAGAATAGAAAGGCGGTGTTGATGTGAATCCAACTGTTGAAAGTATTATCGTGCATTATGGAGTCAAACGTAGGTCTGGTCGATATCCTTACGGATCAGGTGACGATCCTTATCAGCATGAGGGTGACTTCGTTGCTCGTGTTAAAGCGTTGAAGAAAGATGGCCTTTCTGAGATCGAAATCGCAACAGCGATGGGTTTCGACAACACTACCGATCTAAGGCGTCAATACAGACAGGCCAATAACGAGCTTAAAAGGCTCAATATCGACCGTGCAAAGTCTCTTCGGGATGATGGCCTAGGCCCCACCGAGATCGGCCGTCAAATGGGCGTTTCAGAGTCTACAGTGAGGTCTTGGTTGAACGAGACTAGGGAAATTAACCTCAAGAAGGCTGAAAAGACAGCCGAGATCTTGAAAGAAGAGGTTAAGAAGAAGGGCGTAATCGACGTGGGTGTCGGTGTAGAGAAAGAGCTCAACGTTTCTAAAGGTAAATTCGATGAGGCTTTGAAGCTTCTTGAGTCTGAAGGATATGTTGTCGAGGGAATTGGTGTTCCTCAGGCGACCAATCCGAAGAACCGCACTAATGTGAAAGTTCTTCATGATAAGTCCGTATCGACAAGGGATATTTACCAAGACACTTCAATGATTCAGAGTGTCGGTGATTATGCAACCGTTGACGATGGAGGTCGTTGGTATAAGCGTGAACCCCCTGCGTCAATCGATGCCAGTCGAGTAAAAATCAAATATGGTGATGAAGGTCCTGCCGGAAACACCGGTTCTGATAAAGACGGCGTCATTGAGATCCGTCCAGGCGTAAAGGATCTTGATCTTGGTCCCGCTCACTATGCACAGGTTCGAATCATGGTTAATGGAACGCATTACCTTAAAGGTATGGCCATGTATTCTGATGATATTCCAGATGGCTATGACATCGTGTTCAATACGAACAAAAAAAGTGGCACTCCCAAGATGGATGTTATGAAGCCTGTTAAAAGTGATCCCGATAGTCCTTTTGGTGCGTACATCAAGGCCAATGGGCAAAGTTATTATCCTGACCCGAACGGTAAGTACACCAATCCGATCACAGGAAAGAAAGAATCTCTTTCAGCTATCAACAAATTGAAAGAAGAAGGAGATTGGGATAAATCTAGCAAGAACCTATCGCAACAGTTCTTGTCCAAACAACCCATTGCATTCATCAAGAATCAGCTAGATCTTACCTATGCTGATTATGAATCCGATTACGAAGATATTTTGTCGATCCCTAATCCTACGATCAGGAAGAAATTTTTAAACGATTTCGCAGGAAAGATCGATTCTGCTACAACTACGTTGAAAGCTGCTGCTCTTCCTAGGCAACAGACTCGAGTGATATTACCTTTGACTCAATTAAAAGACAACGAGGTCTATGCGCCGTATTTGAAGAACGGAGAGCACGTAGCTTTAATTAGATATCCTCATGCGGGAACTTTCGAGATTCCTACTTTGACGGTAAACAATGCCAATAAAGATGCCAAGCGCATCATGGGCAATGCTACTGACGCTATTGGAATCAACAGCAATGTGGCGAAGCAGCTTTCCGGTGCGGACTTCGATGGCGATACGGTTATTGTTATTCCTGTGAACAGTAGGGTAAGGGTTAAAACATCCAAGCCATTCAAGGAATTGGAAAATTTCGAGCCCAAAAACGAGTATCCCGAAGTTCCTGGTATGACCGTGATGACCAAGCAACGCACTCAGCGTGAGATGGGTGTCATTTCGAACCTTATTACAGACATGACTCTTCGTGGTGCAACAGAAGAGGAACTTGTGCGAGCTGTTAAGCACAGCATGGTTGTAATCGATGCTGAAAAGCACAAGCTTAATTTCAAACAGTCTGAAAAGGACAATGGTATTGCAGAGCTTAAGCAGAAGTACCAGCCCAAGTATGATGACAAGGGCAATGTGATTGGTGGCGGAGGTGCTTCTACACTACTGTCCCGTAGAGGTCAGACTATCCGGGTGCCCGAAAGGAAGGCTTCCTATAGGGTAAATAAAGACACTGGCGAAATAGTGTATCAGGAAACAGGTCGCACCTATGTCAACAACAAGGGCGAGCGTGTTAAGGCTGAATCTACGGTTTCGCTTGTTTCCACTGTAGATGACATGCATAAACTTTCTTCCGGTACTTCTCAGGAAGATGCATATGCGGACTTCGGAAATAAATTGAAAGCCTTGGCAAATAAAGCTAGAAAAGAAGCCGCTAATACAAAGGGCATGAAATATAGTGCCACTGCAAACAAGGTTTACAAGAAAGAAGTAGAAAGTTTAGAAAGGGCCCTTTCTATTGCAGAGCGCAATGCACCTCGTGAACGTAGGGCTCAAGCTATAGCTAACTCTGTAATTAAGGCTAAAATACAGGACAATCCTGAACTTGAAGACAGGTCCTATAAAAAAGAACTTGCCAAGATTCGTAGTATGGCTATTGAAGATGCACGCGCTATTACAGGGGCATCTGGTTCTAAGACTAGGATCACGCCAACAGATAGAGAATGGGAAGCCATGCAATCTGGTGCTCTATCTAGCACTAAGATAGAGAGTATTATTAAACATATGCGTGATGAGGATCTTAAAGAACGTGTTATGCCCAAGCCTAATGCTATATTAAGCGATGCTAAACAAGCAAAGCTTAAGCAAATGAGAACTTCTGGCTACACAATTGCAGAGATTGCAGAGTCTTTAGGCGTTTCTACTGGTACTGTTTCGAAGTATCTGAATTCATAAAGAAAGGATGTGAACAATGAAGCAAGTAATGTTGACAACTGTTGACAATCCTTTTGATCCTTTTGATCAATTCGATAGTTGGTATAACTATGACATGGATCGTGGTTACAACACTTGTGCTTATCTTGCTCGTGTTGCATTCAATTCTGATTCTCTTTCAGATGCCGAGAACAATCGCGAGTTAGAAAAAGCAATCAATAGCATCATTGAACATGATCCGTATGATGCATACAAAAAAGTTTATCGTGATTCTGACGATTAGATAACTTGATGGCGATAAAAAGATGGTAACGTATTGAAAATTTTTAATGCCCCCACCTCTTTTTATCGCCATCATTTCAACATCGTTTGCCTTTGTCCTATTGCATTAAGGATTTGTTATCGACATGGGCTTTTG